CGACGGTGCGCAAGGCCCTTAGGGCGGGGCGGATCGCATCCGAGCCCGACGGCACCATCGATCCCGACAAAGCCGACGCGGCGTGGAAGGCAAACACCAACGTCGCCAAGCGGCGCAGGCGCAAGGCGGTGCCGAAGGCGGCCGTCGAGGCCGCCCGCGAGACCCTGCAGGAGAGCGGCCAGCGCCCGGCCGGCCCTGGCATGACGTTCATGGAGGCGCGCACGGCGAGCGAGGTCCTCAAGGTCCAGACCGCGCGCATCAATCTCCAGCGGTTGAAGGGCGAGGTCATCGACCGGGCGCGGGCCATCGCTCATGCGTTCCGGTTTTCGCGCGAGATTCGGGACGCATGGCTCAACTGGCCGGCCCGCGTCTCGGCTTTGATGGCGGCGGAACTCGGGGTGGACGCGCACACCATGCACACGACGCTCGAGAAGCATGTCCGCCAACACCTCGAGGAGCTCTCCGACGTCGAGCCCCGCCTTCCCTGAGACCTATGACGGCGCCGACGACCTCGAACGCTCCTTCCGCGGCGGGCTGAAGCCGGACCCGGCGCTCACCGTATCGCAGTGGGCAGATCAGTACCGGGTGCTCTCCCAGCGGGCCTCGTCGGAGCCCGGCCGGTGGCGCACCAGCCGCACGCCCTATCTCAAGGAGATCATGGACTGCTTGTCGCCCGCCTCGCCGGTGAGCCGGGTGGTGTTCATGAAGGGCTCGCAGGTTGGAGGCACGGAGTGCGGCAATTCGTGGATTGGCTACGTCATCCACCAGGCGCCGGGGCCGATGATGGCGGTCTCGCCGACGGTCGAGCTGGCCAAGCGCAACTCGAAGCAGCGCATCGAGCCGCAGATCGAGGACAGCCAGGTCTTGCGCGAGCGCGTGAAGCCGGCGCGGTCGCGCGATTCCGGCAACACGATCCTGTCGAAGGAGTTCCCCGGCGGCGTGCTGGTGCTCACCGGCGCCAACTCGGCCGTGGGCCTGCGCTCCATGCCGGCGCGGTATCTCTTCCTCGACGAGGTGGACGGCTATCCGGGCGACGTCGAGGGCGAGGGCGACCCGATCCTGTTGGCGGAGCGACGGGCCTCGACCTTCCAGCGCCGCAAGGTGTTCCTGGTGTCGACTCCGAAAACGAAAGGACTGTCCCGCATCCAGCGCGAGTTCGAGGCCTCGGACCAGTGCCGCTACTTCGTGCCCTGCCCGGAGTGCGAAGAGTACCAGGCGCTTGGGTTCGACGGCCTCTCCTGGCCGGAGGGCCGCCCTGAGGAGGCGGCGTACCGCTGCGAGCACTGCGGCTCGTTGATCGAGGAGCACCGCAAGACGTGGATGCTGGAGCACGGCGAGTGGCGGCCGACGGCCGAGGGCGCATCGAACGCCTCTGGCGGCAGGACCGCCGGCTTCCACCTCTCGAGCCTCTACAGCCCCGTGGGCTGGTTCTCGTGGGCCGACGCGGCGGCGATATTCGAGGCCGCGAAGGCCAACCCGGACCTGATGAAGGGCTTCGTCAACACGGTACTGGGCGAGCCCTTCGAGGAGACCCACGAGGCGCCGGAGTGGCACGGGCTCTACGAGCGCCGCGAGACCTATCGGATCGGTGTCGTGCCCCGGGGCGGCCTCTTCCTCACCGCCGGCGTTGACGTGCAGAAGGACCGGATCGAGGCCGAGGTCGTCGCCTGGGGCCGGAACAAGGAGAGTTGGTCGGTCGACTACCTGGTTCTCGACGGCGACACGGCGCGGCCCGAAGTGTGGAGCCGGCTCGACGAGGCGCTGGCCCGCGACTGGCCGCGCAAGGGCGGCGGCAGCATGCCGATCCGGGTCCTGTGCGTCGATTCGGGCTACGCGACGCAGGACGTCTATGCCTGGGCGCGGCGCCACCCGCAGGCGGTCTGGGGGCCCGCCGGGGCGGCGGCGCGGCAACCCCGCACCGCCGTCGCCGTCAAGGGCCAGGAGCGTGACGTGGCGCTGCTGCTCGGCGTCTCGAAGGCCGATGCCGGGGGCCGCCGGCGGGGCCTGCGGGTGTGGTCGGTGAGCGCGTCGATCGCCAAGGGCGAGCTCTACCGGTGGCTGAAGCTGGAACGCCCGACGGACGAGGCATTGGCCGAGGGAACGGACTACCCGCCGGGCTACTGCCATTTTCCGCAGTACGGCGAGGAGTACTTCAAGCAGCTGACCGCCGAGCGCCGCGTGATCCGCATCCACAAGGGCTTCCCGCGGGCCTCGTGGGAGAAGGACCCGGCGCGCCGGAACGAGGCGCTGGACTGCCGCGTCTACGCCCGTGCCGCCGCCGCGATCTACGGCCTCGATCGCTTCCAGGAGCGCCACTGGAAACGGCTGGAGGAAGCACTTGGCACCGGCGAGGCGGGTGGCGGGGAGGCGCGCAAGGACGCACCCCCTCCGAAAGACGCGGGCCGCGCAACATCGGCGCGCCGGCGTGTGATCCGCAGCAAGTGGATGGGCTGAGACATGGCGTACACGCAAGTACAGGCCGAGGCGCTCCGCGAGGCCCTGGCCTCGGGCGTTCTCACTGTCGAGTACGACGGCAAGCGGGTCACCTACCGCTCGGTCCAGGAGATCAAGGAGGCTCTCTCCGAGGTGGAGACGGCGCTCGCCCGGGACGCCGGCAAGCGGGTGCGCCAGATCCGCGTGACCACCAGCAAGGGATTCTGAGCATGGGCTGGGTCTCGCGCATGATGTCGACGTGGCGCGCCGCCCGCCAGGCCGTGCACGGGGCGCGCTGGCCGGTGCACGAGGTCGCCGGCCTGGGGCGGCGGGCACTGGCCTGGCAGCCCGGCAACCCGGGTGCCGTCGCCGCCCTCTTCGCCTCCGGCCACGACCTGCGCGTCAAGTCGCGCGACCTGGTGCGGCGTAACGCCTGGGCCGGCAACGCCGTCGATTCTTTCGTCACCAACTGCGTCGGCACCGGCATCAAGCCGCAGTCGACGGCGCGCGACGACCGTTTCCGGGAGGCGGTTCACGCGCTGTGGTGGGACTGGTGCGACGAGGCCGATGCCGCGGGGGTGACCGACTTCTACGGCCTCCAGGCGCTGGCCTGCCGGGCCATGGTGGAAGGCGGCGAGTGCTTCTTGCGTCTGCGCCCCCGGCGCCCGGAGGACGGGCTCGCCGTGCCGCTGCAGCTCCAGGTCCTGGAGGCCGAGCACGTGCCCCTGACCCTGAACGCGACGCTCCCGGGCGGTAACGTGGTCCGGGCCGGGATCGAGTTCGACCCGCTGGGCAGGCGCGTCGCCTACCACGTGACCCGGGAGCATCCGGGCGACCCGGCGATGCGGCCGGGCGACTTTGAGGCGGTGCGGGTGCCGGCGGACGGCGTCGTGCACCTGTTCCGGCCGCTCCGCCCGGGCCAGATCCGGGGCGAGCCGTGGCTGGCCCGGGCGCTCGTCAAGCTCAACGAGCTCGACCAGTTCGACGACGCCGCCCTGGTCAAGGCCAAGGTCGCGGCGCTCTTTACCGGCTTTATCATCAAGCCCAACCCGGACGATGCCATGCTGGGCGAGGGCGAGCCGGACGAGGACGGCGCCGCCGTGGCCGGGCTCGAGCCCGGCACCATGCAGGTACTCAGCCCCGGCGAGGACGTGAGGTTCTCCGACCCGGCCGACGTCGGCGGGACTTACGGCGAGTTCTTCCGCAACCAGCTGCGCGCCGTGGCGGTGGCCGCCGGCGTCACCTACGAGCAGCTGAGCGGCGACCTTAGCGGCGTCAACTACTCGTCGATCCGCGCCGGGCTCCTCGAGTTCCGCCGCCGCTGCGAGATGATCCAGCACGCCGTCATCGTCCACCAGCTGTGCCGGCCGGTGTGGCAGGAGTGGATGACGACCGCGGTGCTGGCCGGCGCCCTCGATGCGCCCGGGTTCGAGAGGGATCCGGCGCCTTGGTTCGCGGTCAAGTGGATCGCCCAAGGCTGGCAGTGGGTCGACCCGGAGAAGGAGTTCAAGGCCGTCGTGCTGGCCATCCGCGCCGGGCTGATGAGCCGCTCGGAGGCCGTCTCGGCCTTCGGCTACGACGCCGAGAAGATCGACCGCGAGATCGCCGCCGACAACGCCCGCGCCGACGCCCTCGGCCTGGTGTTCGACAGCGACCCGAGGCGGGTGGCGCGCACCGGCGCCGCGCAGGCGGGCACCGAGCCCACAGCGGATGAACCTGTTCCAGAGCCGACACCCATGGAAACCGACAGGAGAAGCGCATGAGGATGCTGCCCCACATCGCCGCACGCGTGCTCGGCACGCCCCTGGTCAT